TAAGGGATTTATCTTGAGCACAACTGGAACAATAACAATTGGAACATCAGAAGTTTCATACTCACAGTTTAATGCTTCTGAGGCTGTAATTGCTGGAACAAACATCACAAAGACTGGTGCAACCGTTGCAGTCGCAGATGCACCAACATTCTCTGGACTAGTTACAGCATCAGCAGGTGTAGCATTCTCAGACGGAACACAGACAAAAGAAGGAACTCCTTCTAGAACTCCAATCGTTGCAAAGACAGCAGCGTATACCCTTGGAGCACTAACAGAAAGAGATTCTCTAATTGAGGTTTCTCATACTGGTGGATCAGCAGTAAACGTTACAATCCCTGCAGATTCAACACTGAATTTCCCAATCGGAACTTCTATCGATGTTCTTCAGACAAACACTGGCGGAGTTGCAATTGCAGCAGGCGCAGGAGTAACTGTAAATGCTACTCCAGGATTAACACTACGTACACAATGGTCATCTGCAACTCTCTTTAAGAGAGCAGCAAATACCTGGGTTGTTTACGGAGATCTTAAGTAATATTGTAAGAAGAAAAGGAGAATTAAATAATGGCAAACAAAAGAGTAGGTAAAAAGTCCCAAGCAGCAAATGACTTCTTGGAACCAAAACCACCGATCAACGTATCTGCTACGGATGTTGGAACAGGTAGAGCATTCAATAATGCAGCAGCATCAGTTGCTTTTGAATTGCCAGCAGGTTCTCCTCCAGCAACTTCTTACACAGTAACAGCAACTTTTGTTGCAACTGGTTCAGGAGGAGATGGAACAAGTGGTACTACTGTAACACAGTCAGGATCATCCTCTCCAATCTCTGTAGGTGGACTTAAGTCTGCAGCATCTTATACCTTTGCTGTGACTGCAACAAATGCTTCTGGAACTTCTGCATCATCATCTTCTACTGGATCAGTTACTGTTACATCAGTTGCTGCAACTCCATCAGCACCAGGTGCAACAGCAGGAGTTAATCAGGATACAGTAACATGGTCAGCACCAGCAAATGGTGGAAAAGCCATTTCAGGTTATATCTGGGCATCTTCAGACAGTAAGACTAACCTTGCAGGAGGAAGCCCTGGAGGTGGTCCTCTTAATGCAACATCTGTAGTTGTTTCACAAGAAGCAAACACTGCCCAGACATATACTGTTTATGCAGTTAATGGTAACGGAAACTCTGGAACATCGGCAGCATCTGGTAGCGTAACAACAATTGCTCCATTCTTCCCTCCATTTTTCCCACCATTCTTCCCGTTCTTCCCTCCATTCTTCCCACCATTCTTCCCGTTCTTCCCACCATTCTTCCCATTCTTCCCTTACTTCCCATTCTTCCCACCATTCTTCCCGTTCTTCCCATTCTTCCCACCGTTCTTCCCATTCTTCCCTTACTTCCCATTCTTCCCACCATTCTTCCCGTTCTTCCCATTCTTCCCACCGTTCTTCCCACCATCATTCGCACCAGTTGGTGTAACGCCTCCAACAGGTGGCGGATGTCGGGCAAATTATTGCTGGCAGTGCCCATGTTACCCATGTGCTTGCTAAAAGTAGGGGGTGCATACAAAAACAGTATGCACCCACTATTAAAGATATGATATACTACAAATATAAAAGGAGATTTAAAATATGTACGCAATGATTGCTAAGGACACAGGAAACACTTACGATGTAATCGGAGTTGTTAGAACAAACGAAGAGTTGAGCGCTGCTCTTGATGCTGAATGGGATAAGAATCTTCCAATAGTAGGAATGAATGTTAGCGACCATAAAGCAACTGCCACAAAGGGTGCTACTTGGAACGGAACATCATTTGACGGAGAAGCAAACGAAGGATTCTTTGCATTATCTCAGGCAGAAAAGGACGCATTTAAGCAGTATGCATTTTTGTGCGATAATAAAATAATTCATAGACTTTCTGTTCAAAGTGGCACTGAAAAGGCAGAACTTTTTGATGCAGCATTTGCTGGAGAAGTATTACTAATCAAGTGTGTTTTTGTAGTAAGCGGAACAACCGTTACATACAATAAGACAACCAGAGAAATCTCAGCAGTCTAATAGTATACCGTAATTCGCTTTGTGATATAATATATTCATAGCCAAACAAAGGAATAGTATGACAATTTATGACGAGAATGAAACACCTTGGTTTACTAAGGATAGATCAGAGACTGCAGTAAATAGGTATCCATCAAGAACAATAGGCAATAATATTCTGGTTGAAAATCCAGCATTAGGAATAAATCTATACAGAAATACATTTTCAAAAGAAGATTCTGAAAGATACATAAAGACTCTCGAATCAAATCTGGGCAGTAATGGAAAATATCGTTGGTCAGAAGCAAAAGTAACCAATTCTGATGTTCCAATTAAGAAAGCCAGAGACGCTGTAGACTTTAGATTCAAGCAAGAAAACCTAGGACCAAGAGATGAGCATAACACTGAACTTCTTGATCTACATGAAGAAATCTATCAAAAGTTAAAGTTCTGTGTTGACGATTATGCACGGTACTGGGGAATAAACGTAGTATATTATGAAGCATTTAACTTTGTAAAGTACGAGGGAGAAGGCACACACTTCAATATCCATGCAGACCATGGACCAATGTACAACTGCACAGTTTCTGCTGTAGTCTATATAAATGACGACTACGAAGGTGGAGAAATTAAATTTCCAAGAATGGACAACTATACTCATACTCCAAAGGTAGGAGATATCATCCTTTGTCCATCTAACTATATATATGAACACGCATCTTTGCCAATGAAAAAGGGAACAAAATATTGTGTTGTCGTAATGACAGACATAAATGAACTAGGACACAAGTAGTGTCTCTAGTTGCTAAATTTAGATCATTTAGACCGTGGCTAGATAAAGAAAACATTTCTGTTCCAGTCCCAACACAAAAAGAAATGCCAAACTGGTACAAAGATGCTGATAGATTTGCAAAAATGCCAAATGGAGAATATTACAAGGCACCAAAAGAGGTTTGTCCATTTCCTAAAGAAGGAACAACAGACGACTATGGAAAGATACCTACTTGGAAAGCATGTCCCGCCATTATGGATGCCTTTGCCACTGGTTATGTTTTTAAAACTCCATGTGATTTGATATTTGCAAAAAATTCCCAGGGGATAATCAATGTTGTAATTGATGACCCTAAGTATAAAGACTTTTGCACACAAAGACCTCCAATGCCACAATTTGAACATCCTAAAGGATATTACCAACACCACTTCGCTTGGAGTTCACCATGGGGCTTAGAATTACCAGAAGGATATAGCGCACTGTTTATGACACCAATGAATAGGTTTGACCTTCCTTTTCTAAACACTACTGGAGTTGTAGACTCTGACAAGGTTCATCTTCTTGGAAGTTTTCCATTTTTTATTGCAGATGGTTGGGAAGGAACACTTCCTGCTGGAACTCCGTACCTTCAGGTTCTTCCTTTTAAAAGAGAAAACTGGGAGCATGAAATAGAAATTTTAGGACAATCTGACATATATGGTAAAATGGTAGACAACGCAAAATTCTATCGTCAACCTGACGGAGGAGTGTATATTAAAAAAGTTTGGTCCCGCAGAGAATATAAATAGGAGATAAAAATGCAAACATGGACAGAAAAAGAAGACCTTGGCAATGGAATCATTTGCTATAGAGGCGTAATTAAAGAAGAGTTTGATGTAATAAACAGACTTGAGTCCAATCTAGGATCAGTTGCTGGGTATGGAGAATTATCGGCAGAAGGAAAAAGGTATCACTGGATGCCAGCATATGTAGGATATCAGCAACTTATGCCAGACTATAGAGACTGCGTTGATTTTAAGTTTAAGAAAACAGATATAGAGTTGGACAAGAGTCAAGACTCTCTAAATCTACAGGCATTGTGGCAAGACGTTTATGATGCACAGTTTGCAGCAGTGGAAGATTATAGAAAATCCTATAACATTATGCCACTAAAGTACTGGGAAGCATTTAACTTTATCAAGTATGGTCCAGGACAGCACTTCAAAGAGCACCATGATCATGGGTATTCCTACAACTGTACTCTTTCATTGGTTGCATATGTAAATGATGACTACGATGGCGGTGAGTTGTTCTTTAGACTACAGGGTTTAAACATTAAGCCAAAGGCTGGAGATCTTTATATATTCCCATCCAACTTCATGTATCCTCATCAAGCAATGCCAGTTCATTCTGGAACAAAATATTCTATTGTAACAATGCTTGATTACAGCAAGAAGTACCATACACCAGACATGTATGACCCAAAGTGGGATAATGAGTAATGTACAATATCTCAGTTGAAAAAATGCATGGAGCATTATTTGATATTGCTCCAATGTCTATAAAAAGAGACTGGATGGACAATACATCAGAAGGTCACGCATATAGATGTTTCCCAGTAACACAGTCAAACGTTGTTGGGTGGAGCATTTTTTGTAAACAAGATATAGAGTTTTTGTGGGATGGTATCAATGATCAGAGTCAAGATCATGTTGATATAATATCTGCACCAGAAGGGTCGTATTCTGGAAGAGGGCAGTCGTCTATTAGTTTTAATACTGGCTTAGTATTTAGAACAGATCAAAATGTTAGCATTTTTACTATTAATCCAGTCAACTACTTTAATGATGATTTTGAAACAATGTCAAACCTAATTAGTACATCATTTTATGACAATCCGTTGCCACTAGCAATAAAGGCAAAGTCTGCAAACAAGAGTGTGGTGATAAAAGCAGGTACGCCATTAGCAACAATCATACCAATATCATTGTCAGAGTTAAACAATACATCTATAGACGTTGTCAACTATAAAGATGATGATAGGAAAAGAATAGAAGCAAATATAGCCTATGGAGAGGCAGCACAGGTACTCAACTCTTCTGGAGAGTGGACAGACTGGTACAGAAATGCAGTCAATGAAAAACAAGAGTCTTTAGGCTCTCATGAAGTTAAGACCTTGAAACTTAGCGTAAAGGATAATACTGGTCAACAATGAGCGAATTAAATATGACGCATGATGACATGGTTAATGATTATGTTAAAAATGCTAAAGAGGGCAAGGTTGGTCACTACATGATAACTGTATCTAGAGATGGAGAGTCTCCAGTAAGATCAATAATTTCTTTTGATAATATTGAGCAGGCCTTAGAGGGTTATGAGATGTATCAAGATGCTGGTTTTGCTAGAGACTATCTGACTGTATCTTTGTATCAGCCATCTGGAAACACTCTTACAAAAGTTTTAAAAAGAAACCACGCTGGAGATCCATCTTTTGTTAGGCAAAACTATATTGATACTGTTGAGGCACTGCATACACTAAAAGATAAACTTACAAAAGAAGATTATGAGGATGTGTGTATTAAGATAGTGACATCTTTTGCTAAAGACAATTGGAGATTTAGCGCAGAAAGATTTTTAAAACAACTAGAAATAGAGAGGGAGTTGTAGGGAACAAACCCTATGATATAATCAGATTATGGAAAATATAAAAGCATCTGTTGTAGTAAGAAAGCCATCAATGACTCCTTCTGGCTGGTTTGGCGATAGTAAAGATATGATTGTTGAACTAGAAAACTTTATGACTCAAGAAGAAATAGAGTTTTTAGAAAAGGCTGCAAAGTCTTTAACTATCTGGGATGTAACAGAAAGCCATGTAAACGAAAATGGTACAGTTGTTTATGACTCAGACTACTGGAAAGATAGGGTTGCTACTAGCCCAACACTAGACAAGAATGATCCAAGGATTGCTCCAGTTATTGCTGGACTGTTTCAAAGATTAAAGCCAATTGTGGAAGAGTTCTATAAGGTTGAAGTTATACCGACTGGAACCACCATTGTTAAGTGGCTTCCAGGACAATTTCAAAAGCCACATGCAGATAAAGAACTGCACGAAGGTCCAGACGCTGGCTTGCCAAATGATTTTCCAAACTATGACTTATCTAGTTTGTTTTATTTAAACGATGACTATGAGGGTGGGGAACTGTACTTCCCATTGCAGGGTGTTCAATTTAAACCTAAAAAGGGTGCAGCATATTTTTTCCCTGGAGATAAAAACTATATTCACGGAGTAACAGAGATAAAAAGCGGACTTAGATTTACTTGCCCATTTTTTTGGGAAATAACAAAGCACACTGGAGATAGACAGCCATGACAGAAAATAATCTAAGTTTTGTAGAGATATATCCTAAAGTTCTTGTCTACAAGAACGTTTTCCAAGATCCAGAAAAGATGTACGAAATTATAAAAAACTCTGCAGATACAAAGGAAGATCAGGTATTTGGAGAATGGTCTGATTGGTCGTATTTTGGAAAATATATTAATTACCCAGCAGGATCATCCTTTAACAAAGAATGGTCTTATCAAAACTTAGAAAGCATAGAAGCAATCACAGAAGTTCAAAAACAGCAAAAATATTTTTTGCTAGAACTTCAAAATGGTTTTGAAAAGGTTACGTCAGATTACATTTCAAAGTTTGGAAAAGATTTCGAATTTGATGAAAGAAAGTCCATTCGTACAAATGAAAATGAGACTGTTCCTTTGTGGAAAATGTATGGTCCGTCAATTTGCAAGTATCACAAAGATATTGCTACTCCGATGTCAATGGTATACCATTCTGACTTTATAAGAGAGCCAATCCCTAGTCCAGGATATAAATTTGCAATAACGGCAAATGCATACTTTAATGACGACTATGTTGGTGGAGAAATAGATTTTTTTGTAAGCGGAGAACTGATCAGTTATAAACCAGAAGCAGGGGACTGGCTTGTTTTCCCTTCAGGACATCCAGAAGTTTTAACAAAGGATGGAACGGTATACCTTCATGGGGTCTTCCCATCCTATGAGTCAGAAAAGCATTTTGCAAGAATGTATTGGAGAAAGTACAGTCTTGGTAGTGATGAGTGGTATGAAAAAGAAAAAGAGTTTGGAAAAGAGAAGTGGCTTGAAATGCAAAATGACATAATGGCAGAGTATAATAGTATAATTCCAAATAGAAGTGAGATACCAGAAGGAGTTAGAGTGAGATGAATCTAGAAAACAAGCAAAGAATCACAAAAGATATTGTTGTTTATAAAAACTTTATTAGTGCTGAGCAATGTGAAAAAATGATAAAGGCTCTTGATGATCAGGCCGACAACGGCAAGATATCTTGGATGCCAATTTCTTTTTATGAGTCATACTCTTCGGTTCTTCCACAGGACAATGACCAAGAAGTAATTGATGCTGGACTATCTCCAACTATTTTTTCTGATATTGAAAAAGCAATGCCAGAGGCAATAGCATCGGTTCATGACTTAGATCCTAAGATTATCTCTAAGATTGGGTACCATACACAAAAATGGGAGCCAGGAGCGTATGCAAGAATTCACTCTGATAATACAGATGAGCATGGTAATTCTGGAGCATTTACCAGAAGCAGGTATGCAGGATTTTTATATCTTAATGACAACTTTGAGGGTGGTCTTTTAAGGTTCCCAGATCAAAACATAGAGATAAAGCCAGAAGTAGGAATGCTTGCCGTTTTTGACGGGGGATTCAACAACATGCACGAAGTATCTTTAATAACAAAGGGAGTTAGATACACTATAGGATCTTTCTGGGATGATAGAGAAGAAGATGCATACCCACAAGAATTAAGAGATGCATGGGCTGCAGAAATGAAAGAGACTAGAGCAAAGCAAGAAATTGAAAGAGCAGAATGGCAAGAGTTGTTAAAGCAAGGGTGGAAACTTGATGCTGATGGAAATAAGTATAAGGCTGAGGATTTGTAAATGGAAGTATTCTTAAAGAAGCAGTTTGACGAGGCTGGTTATAAGACTGAGGTTTTTCATGAACATGTTTTGTTTATAGAAGATTTTATAAATGCTGAGGAACTTGATATTATTTTAAAAATAATTGAGACTACGCCTAATGAAGACTGGTCGATAGAATACACAAAAAATCTTGCTAGATTTTGTATGGAAAAGTTTGGTAGAGACGATGTAGACAACCTGGTGGCAGAAGGAAAGTTTGAAATAACTCTTGGCTGGGAAGATAAGAACCTAGATATTACTAAGAGAGAAATAAGCACAATATTACAGGGCAGACTTGGAAAGTTGCTTGAGGTGGCAGACCCATCTCTAGAACTTGCTGGCTTTGGAACACTTCAAAGAATGCAGTCTGGTGTTGAGTTAAAGCCACACACAGATCAGCACACTGATCCTTCGATTAGATATGCTGCTATACTATACATTAACGATGACTATAAGGATGGAACCTTGTTCTTTAAAAATAAGGAAAATTCAGACTTAAGGCCAAAGCCAGGCACACTACTGATCTTCCCAGGGAATGAAGAGTATGAGCATGGAGTAAGACATGTAGGAGACGGACCAATAAGATATGTTACTGTTGGTTTTATGAAGGTTACAGGGTTTTACGAAAAGAATAAATACTAAGGAGAAAAACATGGACAAAGAAATACTTGAAGAAAAGGTTTACTATTACACAAATGTAATCGAAGACCCAAAGAAACTTGTTGAGGCAATAGAAAATGACAACAAGGATGAATGGGGCGAGTGGATGGCGTGTAGTGGTCAGCACTATGTCTATGGAACAGATAAGACTATTGCTTTAACTGCAGATGCTAACGAAAAAGATAAGTATATCTATAACACTTTGCAAAAGGCATTTGACGATGTTGCAAGAGATTATGCAAAATCACAAGGAATTACAGATGAGCCAAAGTTATTTCCTCAGTATCCAATTAAGAAGTATCAAGCAGGAACCTTCATGGGGGCACACTTTGATCAGCAAGAGGGAGACGAAAGACTCAAGGTTTCTTTCGTTATGTACCTAAACGATGATTACGAAGGTGGAGAAATATCATTTACTATAAAGTCACCTGATGGCCCAATATCTGATGGTGGAAAACCAACTGGAGTGCCAATATCTTACGGTGGACCAGATCCAGATATGGAAATTGCAAAAAACAATCCAGATTCTTTTACATTTTTCGTAAAGCCAAAAGCAGGAAGCGTAATTGTGTTTCCTCCTTCACCACCATATCATCACACCGCACATTTGGTTAAAAGCGGTGAAAAGATTATGGTTCCTCAGCACTGGATTCATTAATTACTTACTGAATTAGTTTTGCAATAACTCTCAACAATACATTTAGGTAGAGTTTTACTTTTTATAAAACTCTGCTATACTTAACACTATTCCGTTTTTGAAAGGACGATACACATGTCAGATTTTTTTAGTTTTAGACTTCCAGAGGATTTTGTCGAAAAGTACAAAAACCAAGAGAGCCCATTTGGATTTAAAGATGCAGCAGAAAACTCACTTGGAGAAATTACATTTATTCGTACATATTCTCGTATGAAGGAGGATGGAACTAAAGAGCGTTGGCATGAAGTATGTCGTCGTGTAATCGAGGGTATGTATTCAGTACAGAAGAACCATGCTAAAGAAAACCGTTTACCATGGAATGATTACAAGGCTCAGAAGTCAGCACAAGAAGCATTTCAAAGAATGTTTGAATTAAAGTGGACACCACCAGGACGAGGCATGTGGGCATTTGGAACTCCTATGACTATGGAGAAGAAGAACTCAGCAGCACTACAAAACTGTGCAATGGTGTCTACCAAGGACCTTGACAAGAATGATCCAGGAGCACTATTTGCTTGGGTTATGGATGCATTGATGCTTGGTATTGGCGTAGGGTTTGATACAGTGGGACAGGATAAGAATTTCTCAATCTATGCCCCAACAGAACCAGAACAGGTGTTCGAAATTCCAGACACTCGTGAAGGCTGGGTAGAGTCAGTACGATTACTTATCAACTCTTACCTAAGACCAAACCAGAGTATTCAGAAGTTTAACTATGATTTGATCAGACCTCTTGGAGCACCTATTAAGGGCTTTGGGGGCGTTGCATCAGGACCTGCACCTCTTATCAAGTTGCACGACCAGATAGACCGTGTAATCGGCTCCAGAGGCGGAGAAACACTAGACTCTCGTGCCATCGTGGACCTTGTAAACCTCATTGGTACCTGTGTGGTATCAGGCAATGTCCGTAGATCCGCAACACTTGCTTTGGGTACTGCAGGAGACGATACATTTATGAATCTAAAGAATTCAGAGATGTTCCCAGAACGTAACTCATTTGATCCAGAGAACCCAGGCTGGGCTTGGATGTCTAACAATTCTATTTCAGCAGAAGTAGGAACAAAATACGAAGACTATGTGGATTTAATTACAGAAAACGGAGAACCAGGTTTTATCTGGCTTGATGTTGCTCGTAATTATGGACGACTAAAGGATGCGCCAGACGGTAAGGATTATCGTGTGATGGGATTTAACCCATGTGCGGAGCAGCCATTGGAATCATATGAATTATGTACACTTGTAGAAGTGCACTTAAATCGTCATGAATCCAAGGAGGACTTCCTGCGTACCCTGAAGTTTGCATACCTCTATGGAAAGACTGTAACACTTGTTCCAACACACTGGCCACAAACAAACGGTATCATGCAACGCAATCGTCGTATTGGTACGTCACTTACAGGTATTGCATCATTTGCAGATCAAAAGGGTTTGCCAGTTGTTCGTGAGTGGATGGATGAGGGATACAATAAGATCCGTCACTATGACCATCAGTATTCAGAATGGCTATGTGTTCGTGAATCAATTCGTGTAACAACAGTTAAGCCATCAGGATCAGTTTCAATTCTTTCTGGTGCAACTCCTGGAGTTCACTGGGGACCTGGAGGAAACTTCTTCCTTCGTGCAGTTCGATTTGGAAATACAGACCCAATGATGCACTTGTTCAAAGCAGCGGGGTACACAATTGAAGATGACGTAGTGTCAGCAAATACATCAGTAGTTTACTTCCCAATCAAATCAGGTCATCCAAGATCTGAAAAGGACGTAACACTATTTGAGAAGATTGCACTTGCTGCAACTGCTCAGAAGTACTGGTCTGATAATGGTGTTTCTGTAACACTTTCATTTGATAAGGAAACAGAGTCAAAGCATGTCGTTCCAGCGCTTCATATGTATGAAGGACAATTAAAGGCAGTCTCATTCCTTCCAATGGGAAATACTGTTTATCCTCAGCAGCCATATACTCAGATTACTGAAGAAGAATATGAGTCCTATATCGGCAAGTTGAAGCACATTGATTTTGCTGCTATCTATGACGGAGCAGAAAATCTTGAGGCTCAAGGAGAGATGTACTGCACTACAGACTACTGTGAAATTAAAATAAACAAGTAGTCTTCTGTGGTAAAATAGACTCACAATGTCTACTTCATCAAACCTCTATGCAGAAAAAGTCTTTGCTGAGCACCCTACTGGCCTATGGGCATTAGATGACAGAGCAGACTATGTTTCGTTAATTTCAGAGGCCAATAGAAACATTGCTGACGCCACAAAATGGACGGTAACGGGCGGAACAGTAGAACTATATCCAGAGTCAGTAGACGAACCGTTCACTAATAGTTATGTAAGTAGAATAGTCGCTACTCCTACATCTAGTGATTCGTCATCAATTATTGCAGTGAGCAACGAGATCATGGACCTAAAAGATCTCAACACTTACTTAAAAACGTTTTCTGTTGGAGGATATTTTTATTCTGAAAGTTCTTACATTGCTGGTTTTGAAATTGGATACAGATATAAAGACATAACTAGCGGAGACATGATCACACATTTAAGAAACTATGACACGATCATAAACAAGGATTGGGTTTTTATATCAGAAACATTTGACACACCACCAGATGATTCAAAGATACAATTAGTTTTTAAGATTAATTTTATCGGAGGATCAGGGACAGAAGATGCCTTTTTGGTGAACGGAATAAGTTTTGGTCAGTGGTCAGAAGAGTTTTCTTCCACTTCTCTTGGAGTAACGCCAATAGACATTCCTTCAACAATTGCGATTGCTCCACAAAAGGCTGTTGTTGCAAAATGTTACGGACTACAAGAACTTGACGGATACTACTTGATTTCTGACAACATGCTTAAAGCAAAAAATTTAGGAATCCCAATTGTCTATGGAACATCTAGTTTGACAGCATTATATCCGAATGGTCTAAACCCATCAATTATAATTCCTGGACTAGGATTTTTAAATGAGTCTGGAAAATTTAAGCAGTATACTTTAGAAACTTGGCTTAGAGTTAATGCATACACTAATGACAGGAAAAGGATAATTGGACCAATTGCATCAGATGATGGAATCTATGTTGATGGCCCTTCAATTGGATTAAAGATTGGTAGCGAGTATCAAACATATTACGTTGGAGAATGGACAAGGCCAATGCTTGTGCATTTAAGACTTGGAAAAGATACTGCCTCTCTTGTAATTAATGGTCAAGAAGTTATATCTTTTAGTTATGATCCTCAAGTATTAGATTTTCCAGAAATGATACTAGATGGAAAAGAACAGGATTGGATAGGCTTTTATGCACATGAGGATGTTTTCCCAATCGACATAGACTGTGTTGCAATTTACCCATATGTTGTTCCTACCGCAGTTACAAAAAGAAAGTTCGTATTTGGCCAAGGTGTAGAAATACCAGAAAACATTAACACATCATATAGCGGAACATCTGTTTTTATCGATTATGCTTTTGCAAATTACTCTGCTAATTATCAATATCCTAAAATAGGTTCTTGGAAGCAGGCCTTTAATGATAACACTTTAATTCAAAGCAAAGGCTTGTCGGTATCAAAGAATCCACTTCCTCAAATACTTTTGTCTTCAAAAACAGAAGAAGAGTTGTTCTCAGCCTGCAATGCTGTACAGTCATCAGACACAGAAAAATTTTTTTCATTTAGGCCAAACTCTACATGGAACACTGTTTCTGGCCATATCTTGTTTGAAAATTTCGACTTCTTAAAAAGTTCAGTATCTGCTTTTTACGGATGTTTTAGGTTGCCACAATCGTCTGCTCAAAGACAGACTTTGTTTAGAATTGAAAAAGAAAATAGCAATAGTTACTTTGCGATAGAGTTAATCGATAATCAAATATCATATTTGATAAATTATAATGGAACTCTGCAAACACTCTACTCACCTTTAGTTGCCGATCCAGGAGAGTTGGTTGATGTTGGAGTAAATATCCCAGCATTTGTTGAAAGATTTGGAGATCAAGCATCAGACTTTTTTGGATCTTTATCTGACCTAAGATTGTATGTTGGTGGGAAAAAAGACAATACTTCTACCTTTACTGGCAAGATATATAAGATTGGTTTTTGCACAAAATATAATTTTCAAAAAATTAGAAGGCTGTTTAATGAAATAGGTGTCCCTGTATGGAATGAAGATTTGTTTGATGTGTACCAAAATAATCAGTTAATAAATATAGACGGTGGAATAGACACAACATCAATGCCACCATCTGGAGGACCAACTTCAACGGCTAACGGTGCTATCTCTGGTGGTGGAGTTTTTGTTAACGAAGAAGATGCCCTAATGGATCATGTTGCAAGTTATACACTTGTGCCTACTAAGATTTTTGATAATTACAAGTTATCTGTATCTGCAAATGCATACTGGGAAGATCAACTTCCTTTGACATATTTTGCAGAGTCTGTTGTTGATAAAAGAGGAGACCAGTATTTTGATCTTGACTTTATTCAGTTTAACATTGATTATCCAGTAACATCAAAAACAATTGCAATAGAAACTGACCCAGTGGATTGGACATATGCAGAACTTGCAAATGAATACGGTCTTCCAGTTCAAAGAACATATGAGTCGCTTGACAATTATTTATTTACTGGATACAACGACTATGAAGATCTTAAAAATAAAATAGCAAAAGATTATAGATATGATACAGATGGAGCCATTGTAAAAAGTTATGTAACTTTTCAGTATACTGAGTTAGGTGCAAATGCTACCCCATTCTATTTTACAAAAACAGAAAGACCTTCCAGAGATGGCGTATTAGTTCCTGGGTCAGACTGGATGACAACAAAGTATGAGGTTGTAGATAATATGATTATCTATCCTCCTTCTGGAGTAGATTTTAATGATCTTTCTATTGTTACTCACATCGATATTAATGTTACAGATTCAAACATAGGAAATGTTATTATTAAAAAACTTTCTTATGCATCACAAGCATTAAACGAATCTGACGCAAGCCCAATTGGAACAAGGTTTGGAACTCCAATTTACCCTTATACAAAAACAGGAATTTATTATGATTTTAAAAGGCAAAACCCATTTTCAATATACAGTGGATCATCTTCATACCTGTATCTAACAAAGACAAGTGGAATACAAGTTAGGGGAAAGCATGACCCCCTAGTAAATAGAGGTCTTCTAATTCCAATCAATAGTAGCAGAGCAAATGATTTTAAAGCAATTGCAATGCAGATGGCAGTTAGATTTGATGGGGATTATTTTCCATACTCTCCTACGCAAATATTTGAAATAGAAAGCAAAGATGCATATATAAAGTTCTATATGGTGGCAAGTGACCCAGAAGGTAGAAGAGCAAAAATTTATGCAATTGATGCAAAGACTGGACTAGTGCAAAATGGCATAGGGTTTTATTGGAATGGCAAGGCTGTAAAAGATCCCGTCTTGACTCTTCAGGAGTGGGGATTCCTAGGTATAAGTTTTGGTGATAGTCTAGTGTTCTCATCTTTCGAGGGGGCAATAAGATTGACGGGCCCACTGCTATTTAATAGCATTTCATACTACCAGTCAACAAATCTGCAAGAGGTTCAAAATGTTTCAGACAGGCCTTGGTTTAGAGTCAAGGTCCTATCTGGTTTGCCACTAGACTGGGAGTTTTGGAATTCTCCTTCATTTAACTGGAATAAGGTCCTTGTTTTGGCAGAAAAGAGTTTTTATGGGGTCAATCCGTCAGAGGTTTACAAGAGTTATACAGGAACTAACAAGATAATTGTTGGGGACAATATGCCTGTAGGGTTAAAAGATTACGGATACTCTGTTTATACGGATGTCAACTGGGTCAAATACGTTGTCGATCCAGTTTAATATGGTATACTTATGGATATGGATTCACTAATAGACCCAAAAACTGGTCAACCAATTGTAAAGAATGTTAGACGACAGGTAATTGAAAAGAATTACGACTGGGGTCTTTATGTGTATAAGAAGGCTAATGGCAAGTGGTTTACAGATGGCAACGGCTCTGTTCTTAATATTCCATCAGACAAAAATGACATTTCTAGAATTGCAGAACTAAAAAAGACTGCAATGTATTACGGAGATCCAGGAGATGGAACATGCGTATTTGTCCCAGGCCTAACAAGAGTAAGCGAAGAAGAATACTCAGAGCAAGTTGACAGACTAAAGGCTGGACTTATTCCTTCTCTAAACGACCTTGGTGCTGTTCAGGCAGCAAAGGACACTATTGCTAAGTATGGAGACGAGGACTAATCATGCAAGATAATGAATACGAAATCGGTGCAAGAATTGACGAAGCAATAAAGAAAGACGATCAGTTTTCAAAAGCAGACCCATTTAATGGAAATTGGGATGCTTTAAAATCTCTTGACGGACTAGAGGCAAACTTTAAAAGAAGAATAAGCAGATCAGCAACAAAGATGGTTGAGCCAACTGCTCAGTATACAACTGCAGCACTTGCTGGAAAAAGCGGTATTGATGGAGCACAGTCAAAAGAGATCAACCCAGGTCTAGTATATGTAAATGGCTATGGAATGTTTGATGTTATTACACCACCATGGAACCTTTATGAATTAGCAAACTATTACGACACATCATTTGCAAACCATGCAGCAATCGATGCCAAGGTAGAAAACATTGTAGGTCTTGGCTATGAGTTTAAGGTTTCTCCAAGAACAATGATGAGACTTGAAGCATCAGAAGATAACAGCGCAACGCAAAAAGCAAGAAAGAGAATTGAACGAGCAAAGATTGAAATGCGTGACTGGCTAGAGTCTCTTAACGATGACGATTCATTTACAGCCACAATGGAAAAGGTTTACACAGATCTTCAGGCAACTGGAAATGGCTATCTAGAAATCGGTAGAACAACTCGTGGAGAAATTGGATACGTTGGACACATACCAGCAACAACGATGCGAGTAAGAAGAATAAAAGATGGTTATGTTCAGATCATTGGAAACAAGATTGTTTACTTCCGTAACTTTGGAGCAAAGAACCAAAACCCATTAACCACAGATGCTAGACCAAACGAAATTATTCACTTCAAGCAATACTCACCTCTAAACACATTCTACGGAGTGCCAGACATTATGTCGGCAATTAACTCACTACATGGAGACTCGCTTGCTTCACAATATAACATTGATTACTTTGCAAACAAGGCAGTGCCACGATATGTTGTAACACTAAAGGGTGCGAAACTTTCTGGAGATGCAGAAGACAAGATGTTTAGATTCTTGCAAACAAGTCTCAGAGGGCAGTCACACAGAACTCTCTACATTCCACTTCCAGGTGATACAGAAAATAATAAAGTTGAATTTAAAATGGATCCCATCGAAGACGGTATACAGGATGGCTCATTTAAAGAGTATCGTAAGCAAAACCGTGATGACATCCTAGTAGCACACCAAGTACCATTATCTAAACTTGGAGGTGGCGATTCTGGATCTATTGCAGCAGCACTTGCACAGGATCGCACCTTTAAGGAGCAGGTTGCAAGACCAGCACAAAGACAGTTGGAAAAAATGATTAACAAGATCATTCGTGAAAAGACAGACATCATTGAGTTTGTATTTAACGAGTTGACTCTAACAGATGAGATTGCACAGTCTCAGATTCTTGAGCGTTATGTTAAGAATCAGATCATGACCCCTAACGAAGCAAGAGTTGTTTTGGACATGCCACAAAGAGAAGGTGGCGACGAGGTTCTGAACCTTAAGCCAGAAGCAGCAGCAGAGGAAAGCACAACAAGAGCAAGAGATGCTGAAAGAACAAATAATAATTCTGACAGTACATCCACTGTTGCTGGAAGAAATCCAAAGGGCGAAGGTAGAAGAACTCCCTAATGTCCAATTTGTCCACAATGTGATACTTATATAAAATGGAGGGTATAATATAATGGTGAGCAATATATCCAAGGCCCATTGGAACTCAGATGGGGAAAATTTACGTCTTTCCATGCCACTTACTAAGGTGGACAAGGAGCGTAGAATCGTTTCTGGATTTGCATCTTTAGACAATATTGATAAGCAAGATGATATTGTAACAGCAGAAGCATCAATGGATGCATTCGCAAAATTCCGAGGGAACATTAGAGAAATGCATCAGCCACTAGCAGTAGGCAAGATGGTTTCATTCAAAGCAGATAAGTATTTTGATCCAGAATCAAAGAAGTTTTATAACGGAGTTTTTGTATCAGCATATGTTTCAAAGGGTGCACAGGATACTTGGGAAAAGGTTCTAGACGGAACACTAACTGGTTTTTCTATTGGTGGACGCATGAACAAGTGGGATGACGGTTATGACGAGAAGTCAGAAAAAGCAATTAGAATTATTAAGCAATATGATTTGGTTGAGTTAAGTCTTGTAGATTCACCAGCAAATCAGTTTGCAAACATTGTATCTGTTGAAAAGGTTGACGGAGTAAATGTTATTAAGGGCGACGAAACAGTATTAGAAAATGTTTTTTATGACAAGGAATCAGGACTTGTTATGGTTTCAGAAAATGAATCAGAGTTAAGCCCAACCACAGGTGAGCAAATGGAAAATATAGGTTTCGTTGAAAAAACGGATAATGAAAAGACAGACATGATAAAATTCTTAGTTGATAGTGCTAAAGGCATTAATACTTCTAAGATTAACAAGGAGGTACAACCTATGACAAAATCAAAAACACAAGTTGAAAAGACAGATGTAGTTGAAGATGTTGTGGTCGCTCCAGAGGCAGATGCATCAGTTGCAGAAGTTGCTGAAGAAGTTGCTAAGGCAGAAGAGGTTGAAGCAACAGAAGTTGCTAAGACTGATGAAGTTGTAGCAGAAGAGATTGCTAAAGCAGAAGATGCTGAAGCAGTCGAGACAGTAACAGAAGCAGTTGTAGAAGTATCTAAGTCAGAAGAAGTAATTGCAGAGGCAGTTACCGAAATGAAAAATACTCTAGAATCAGCCTTTAGCGATCTAGTGTCAACAGTAAAGTCTTTGCAAGCAGAAGTAGAACTTCTTAAGTCTTCAAAGGTTGATGTTGATACAGTAAAGGATTCATTTGCAGCAGTTGCAAAAGATATTGCAGCAGTATCAAATGAGTTTAACGAATTTGGAAAACGAGTAGACGCTGTGGAAGCAGACACCGCATTCCGAAAGTCTGGAGATATCGGCGATATCTTCCAGTCTCAGCCTGAAATGGTTGAAAAATCCCTATGGGGCGGTAGTTTCCTCAAAACAGCCGATCTATTCAAATGAACAAATCACTAGGAGGTGACAATATGTCAGAAGAAATAATCAAAAACCAGCCAGGCGCTGAAGCAAATCTAGGAGGAGAAACTCCAGGTCTGTACCAGGGTCAAGGTGCTTTCGCATCAGGTGGAATTGGTGGAGTATCAAACCCAGGTGCAAATACACTTGGAAACATTCCAACAGCAACTCTTGGATCTACAAGCGGAGCAAACGCTGTTAACCCTAGTGGTTCAGCGGCTTCTGGAATTTTGCGCCCTGAGCAGGCACGTCGTTTTATCGACTATGTTTGGGATGCAACAGTATTAGCAAAGGATGGCCGTCGTGTAACAATGAAGGCTAACTCAATGGAACTTGAGAAGGTAAACGTCGGTGAGCGTGTTATCCGTGCAGCAGCACAAGCAATTGGTAACTACACAAACACAGGTGCAACTTTCACCAAGGTCGAACTTACTACCAAGAAGATTCGTCTTGATTGGGAAGTAACAGCAGAATCATTGGAAGATGGTGTAGAAGGTGACGCTCTAGAAGATCACTTGGTACGCTTGATGACCAACGCATTTGCAAATGATATCGAAGATCTCGCTATCAATGGTGATGGTTCTACAGGAGCATTCTTGTCAATCATGCCAGGCTTTATCAACAAGGTAAAGACAAACGGAGATGCACATGAGTCAGTAGTGACCGTAGCAGATAATGCTTGGACACCTGATGTAATGCAGGGCATCATCAATGCAATGCCACGTAAGTACCGTGCACTTAAGAACAATCTTAAGTTCTACGCAGGTACAGACGCATTCGGTGGAATCGTTAAGAACAACGGTACACTTGCTGATGCAGTAGCAGAAGCATTTGCAGGCCAGATGCCAGGATCAACCCAGGCAAACCGCCAGTCATACCTTGATGGTATCGGACAGACATTCGGTGGAGCACGTACAACTCGTGTTCTCGGAATTGAAGTTCAGGAAGTTCCTTACTACCCAGCAGGCTATATCGACTTGACATTCCCTGCAAACCGTGTATGGGGATTCCAGCGTGATATCACTGTTAACCGTGAATACGTAGCAAAGAAGGACACAATTGAGTACACAGTATTCGTCCGCTTTGGTATTCAGTGGGAAGAAGAGGATGCAATTGCATTCGCTGACGCTGCTTCAGATTCATAATCTGTAAACAGTACCTTTAATGGGGGGCGGGAGTTCACTCTCCTGTCCCCCTTAATACTTTAATGATATAATACAAACAAGGAGGATACAATGGAAAATAATGATTACAACAAGCCATTTTCATCACACGATGAAGAGTCTACAGAAGTTGAAGCCCTAGAGGTAGAAACACCAGTAGAAACACCAGCAGAGCCAGTAGCAGAGCCAGTTGTAGAGCCAGTTGTTGAGGCACCAGTTGCAGAGGCAGTTGTCGAAGCACCAGCAGCAGAAGAGCCAGTTCAGTCACTAGGATTTACAGAAACAGGTGCTATTGGATCAATGGCAGCAGATGGTCCAAAGAAAAATATTAAGCCAGCAAAAGATCTTGGAGACAAGGTTGCTATCTACTCAACAAGTAATGTGCGTTGGGAAGAGGCAAATGGGGCAGTCTACAAGGGTGTTAATATTGTAACAAAAGACCAAGCAGACAAGTGGTTAACACGCTCACATGTTCGCATTGCAACACCCGAAGAAGTCCAAAAGGTTTTAGGGTAATTTAGTATGGAAATATTGAGAGTTCCGCCATATACAGATATACCAGTTATTTATACAGTCCCTGCGTCTGTAGTAGATGAGGACATAACTGTTTTTGTTACTGATATGGCGGACCTTTCAATTTCTACATTAGAGTTTCAAGAACTTTCAACAGGAGATACAGTAACAATAAATCTTCCTGGAAAGTATGATTCTGAGTATAGAATCGAAGTTAAGATTTTAGAAGATATAGTTTTTGATGACACATATGAAGTAGTTAGACCATATGTGGACCCATCTAAAAAAGCAACTACAGCATCAGACATTGCTGCTTATGCAGATAATGAAGGAATAGCAAGAGCAATTATTGACTCAATTGTTCCAGAAGGATTCTATTACAAGAAAAAGGTTTTAAATTTTACAGGAACTGGATCAGATTATCTGCCAATCTGGGATGATGTAAAAAAGGTTTTGAGTGTATATGAAAATAATAAGTTGGTTGAAGATAGACAATATGAAGTAACATCTGATAAGACAGCAATTGTTGAAAAGTCTACAGACAATATTAATCGTGCAGAGTCTGCACCACTTGTTTTGCCAGCAGCATCTTCAGACTCCCTAGACCCACAATTCATCTATAGAGGTTTTGGAAAAACTTGGGATTACAGAATAACAGTAGAGTATGGACATACAATGGTTCCATCTGATATCGTAAAGGCAACAGAAATGCTTGTTCACGATATAGAATGCGGAAAGTTAGATTACTACAAGAGATTTATTTCTTCTTATAATACAGATCAGTATAGAATTCAGTTTGATAAGGGTCTTTTTGAAGGAACAGGAAATATAGTCGTAGACAAGATACTTTCAAAGTATACTAAGTCTATTACAAAAATTGGGGTGTTGTAATGACAGTTTGCGAAACTCCAGACTTCATGTTCCCAATGCAAGCATCTCTCTATCACCCAATTGTTGAGCAGGGCGACTTCGGAGCAATTAAAAAGCAGTGGGTTCTTGATAGAACCTTTGCATGCAGTTTTTCATCAGGAGGATCTGCATTTAAAGAAGATGTAAAGCCAAATGTAAACATAACTCAGAACTCTATTTTGGTAGGAAGAACAAAGTCAGACGTAAGAATATCTTCAAGAGATAATAAAAACGCACTAACGAACATATTAATAACAGATATAAAAGACCAAGAAGGAAACCTAATATACATGGAAACATCTGGTGTTAGATCTGGGAAGCCAACTCTTTTTGAGATAGCAACATGCGAACCGTTTGTTGGACCATTTGGAGTGGTAGAGTCGTTCAAGTTGGTTATCAGAAGATCAGAGAATCAGTCAGGTGACCTATGAGGCCAGTATATAACTCTAAGAAGTTTAAGAAAGAAATGAACAATATCGTAAACTATTCTTTTGGTTTTTTAGACGGTATTGATAAAGGAAAGACTCCATTCTTAAGATCTCTAGGAGCGCAAACAGTAGAAATCATGAAGCAGTTTGTAGACTCAAATGCAAGGGTAAATCCAGAGATGCTTCACCATATATACGAATGGAATAGAACAGGAAGCCCAGCATCAAGACTGTACGATATAGAATTTACAACCAGTAATCTTGGATTATCTTTTAAGTCATCTTTTCGTCAATCAACATCAATTAAAGATGGGTCAAAGACACCATTTTATGACAAAGCAAGAATCATTGAGGATGGAATTTCTGTATTGATCAAACCAAAAGCCTCAGAGGTTTTGGCTTTTGAAGAAAACGGAGAAACTGTTTTTACAAAAAAGCCAATCAGAGTTGCAAACCCTGGAGGCCAAGAAGCACAGGGTGGGTTTGAAAGAACACTAGACTTATTCTTTGATAAATATTTTTCGCAATCATTTTTAAGAACTAGCGGAGTTGCAAAGTATCTTGAAAATCCAGTAGTTTATAAAAAGAATTTAAGAGCAGGTAAAGCAAGAGGAAGATCCAGGGGAGTGTCTGTAGGATATACTTGGGTTGCTAACGCAGGAGTAGGTGCATAATGGCTGCAGTAATTCATCATCCACCAACAATTATTAATGCCTATCTAGCAGACAAGATTGGTCCAAGTTTTGGTTCTTCTGGAACAACATACTTTTTCCCCACACTTCCTACTCAGATAGACGATCTTATAAACACATTTCCTCAGAGCAATGGTGTTTTTGGTGTATATGACAGAATGTTTAAGATGAGAAGAGAGGCTTTCCCATATATTAAGTGTGAGCAACTTCTTTATTATTTTTATTCTATTGGTGAAGATGCACAAAAGAACATGATTATTACTCAGCAACAGATAAGCGACCTACTTGACAATGCTGATGATTCAGCAAAAGACCTTAATGAGTGGGCAGCAGCAAACGCAAGTGCTTGGGATACAGACTCTCTACCACTGTTCTTTCATAACTTCAAGATATATCAACTAGAAGAGACTAGAGATATCGTTGATTTTGCCACAGCCCGTACTTATGCGGGGAATAAGATAATTATTGACTACGACTGGCATCCAAATACCTAATAAAAAGCCTGTATAATTAAGGTGAGGAAACAACCCCCTTTTAATAAAATGAAAGAGGTGAGATATATGGCATACAGCCGTGGTTCAAGTAGTAACATTATCGTGGGTGCAGCAGCACTTTTTACACATAATGCAGGTCCACTAGGATTGGTATCATCTGGCGCAAATGCAGGAAAGATTACTGATGCTCAAGCAGCAACAGACCTTCCAGCACTAACAGCATCAGATACATCCTACAAGGAAACATTGTCTAACGACAATGCATTCACAAATATCGGATACACATCAAATGGTTTGGAACTAGCGTTCGAGCCAGATTTTGGTGAAGTAGCGGTAGATCAACTTCTCGACGTTGCTCGTTTGTTCAAGCAAGGTATGACAGTTAACCTAAATACATCTTTCGCAGAGGCAACACTAGAAAACCTTCTAGTAGCAATTGCAGGAGATGAAGCAGATCTAGATGATTCAACAGCAGGTCTTGTAGACATGAGAATGTCTGCAGGAGACATTGGTGACGTTCCACTAGAGCGTGGAATCGTAGCAGTAGGACCAGGTTCTGGTTCTGCCCTAGATCCAAAGGAAAGAATCTATGTTGCATACCGTGCACTTTCAATCGAGAGCGTAACAGTATCAGCAAAGCGTGATGAGGCTTCAATGTTTGAAGTATCATTCCGTCTTCTTCCAAACGATGACGCATCATACGGTAAGATCGTAGACCGTTCACTCGTATAATACAACTCAATATGAGAGGCTCAATCCTTCGGGGTTGGGCCTTTCTGTTTGGTATACTTATATAATGGCAACAAGTATATATAAAAAGAGAAAGTTCTATTTTGTAGATAGAACAGAGATTTCTGCTGGACCACTTAAAATAAAGTATCTTAGAGATTTCTTAGAAGAGTTTGAACTAATCAAAGAGGCAAAGACAGATGATGAGTCTATATCTATTTTAGTTGACTGTGCTTTGATAGCAATGAAACAGTACGCCCCACATATTAAGACAGTGGATGATCTTGAGGATAACCTAGACCTTCCAACAATCTACGAAGTTTTAGATATAGCAGCAGGAATTAAAATTAATCAAAAATCAGAAGAGCCTGTAAAGTCTCAAGCCGTAGAAAGCGGATCATCATGGGAAACCTTAGATTTGGCAAAATTAGAATCAGAGGTTTTTGTTCTTGGAATATGGAAAGACTACGAGGAACTAGAAGAGTCTTTATCTATGGCAGAACTAACTGCAACACTTGAAATAAAAAGAGAACTAGAGTATAACGATAAAAAGTTCTTTGCAGCCATGAAAGGAATCGATCTTGACAAACAGTCAGGAAAAGGTAATGAGTGGGAAGACATGAAAGCCAGGGTATTTAGTAAAGGCAAGGCAGTAGACGGAAAAGATATTCTAGCCCTACAGGGCAAAAACGCAGACAGGGCTGGCTTTGGAATTGGAATGGGGCTTACTTATGAGGTTTACGAATAGCCAAAAAATAAGCCTGTTCTATGGTATAATTGACTAAACCTTATAAGGAGGAAACAATGTCTACAAAAGTTGAAGATAAGCAAGAACTACAACTTATCGATGGAACAAAGTTTGAAGTAAGACCACTAAAAATCTCACTTCTGAAACCATTTATGAAGAAGTTCACAGAACTACAAGAAGTAGCAGATGACAACGAAAAATCAATGAACGTTTTGCTAGACTGTGTGCAGATTGCATTTAAGCAATATCTTCCACTGGTGGCAGAAAACAGAGAGGCGATTGAGGAAAATCTAGATCTTCCTACAGTCTATAAGATTATTGACGCTGCTTCAGGAATGCAACTAGCAGACGCAACTGGTCTTTTAAACTCAATCAAATAAAGAAGAGGGTGTTAATGAGTGGCTGATGTAAACTCCAATATTGGTATTAATTTTGATACCAGATCAGCCCTTGCATCTCTTCGTAAATTACAGGCTGGATTAAGCACATTTAATCAATCCCTAACTCAGGGAAATGTTGCAGCAATGAATGCCCAAAAGGGCCTAGTCGATTCTTTGATGCAGTCCATAAATGCTACTGGAAAGTTTGTTGCAAGTCAGAAAGAGATAGCAACAAGCACAGCCTCATTTACAAATGCTCTTGAAAAGAATCAACTCTCCATGCGAGAGTACTTCAGGTACACTGCAGCAGCAGCGACGGCAAATACAAAAACCTTTAAGGGCATGTTTGCTCAAGAGCGTGAAGTCATTAACCGTGCACGTAGAGATAGAGTAAAACTTTTACAGTCTCAGTATGTTCAGTTAAGCAATGCCAACGGTGACCTTGTCAAGGTTTTGCAGGTAGTTCCAAAGCACCTGCAAATGACCAATGGTCAGTACTCTGACTATGCAACAAGAGTGCAGATGGCTGCTCAACGCCAGCAATTTTTAAACCAGTTGTTAAAACAAGGATCAACAAACCTTCTAAACTTTGGTAAGAACACTCAGTGGGCTGGTCGCCAGTTGATGGTTGGTTTGACCATACCACTATCCATTCTTGGTTCTGCAGCAGCAAAAACATTTATGGAAATGGAAGAAGCAGTTCTTAAGTTTTCTAGAGTATATGGAGACATAACAACTTCTGGAGACGCAACAAACAGAGCAGTTGCTGATATTCAAAGACTTGGAAAAGAATTTACTAAATACGGAATTGCAGTAAAAGATACAGTGGAGATGGCAGCACAAGCAGCAGCCATGGGTCTTACTGGAGGTGACCTTAATGCTCAGGTAATCAACGCAACAAAACTTGCAGTTCTTGGTCAGGTAGAACAACAGCAGGCGCTTGAAACAACAATCTCATTAACAAATGCATTTGGTCTTGCATCAGAAGAACTTGCACAAAAAATTAACTTTCTTAACGCAGTAGAAAACCAAACAGTTCTTTCTATTGAAGATTTAACAATAGCAATTCCAAAGGCTGGACCAGTTGTGAAGCAACTTGGTGGATCTGTAGAAGATCTTGCGTTCTTCATGACTGCAATGAAGGAAGGTGGAATTAACGCATCAGAAGGTGCTAACGCACTTAAGTCTGGTCTTGCCTCTATGATTAACCCAGCAAAAAAGACAAGCGAGTTTCTTGCTAGTCTTGGAATCAATATTAAGGGAATTGTAGATAACAATGCTGGAGACCTGAAGGGAACTGTTGTAGGACTTGCTAGAGCACTTGATACACTTGATCCATTAAATAGAGCAAGAGCAATTGAGCAACTATTTGGTAAGTTCCAGTTTGCTCGTTTGTCTACGTTGTTTCAGAACGTAACAAAGGATTCTTCTCAGGCAGCCAGAGCGCTTGGACTTGCTGGGGCATCAGTAGAAGAACTAGCAATCTTATCTGAACGAGAATTAAAGAAGGTTGAAGATTCAACTGGTGCTAAATTTAAAAAGGCCATGGAGAATCTAAAGAATGAATTAGTCCCAGTAGGAAAAGCATTCTTGCAAGCAGTAACCCCAATAGTAGAATTTGTTGGGAAACTACTAACAAAGTTTAATGGTTTAAGTGATGGAACTAAAAAGGTAGTAACAATTATTACTGCAGTTCTTGGAGCCATTGCTCCAGTTGCACTTATGACATTTGGTATCCTTATGAATGGTGCTGCAAATGTTATAAAACTATTTGCACTGCTTCGTGGAGGAATTGCAAAACTTAATGGACAGAATAATGTACTTGGTGGAGGGTTTGACTATTTAACTAATCAGCAAACAGAATTGCTTGCAGAAACAAATGCACTTCATACCTCTCATCAACAACTAATCTCTACGTTCAATGTTGAAAAAACTGCACTTGATAGTTTAGCAGCAGCCTATGCAAATGCAGCAAGCCAAGCAAGAACATTAGCATCCAACTCTCCAGGATTATTTAATACAGTCCCAGGAGCAACAGGAGCAGTAGCAGGGCTACCTCCTAAGAAGTTTGCAGACGGTGGAGTTGTTCCAGGAACAGGAAATAAAGACACAGTTCCAGCAATGCTTACTCCAGGAGAGGTTGTTCTTACTAAGCAAACAGTAAAAGACAATCCAGAATTAGTTGCAGCACTTCAAAATGGATCTGTAAAGAAGTATGGAACAGGAACTGGAAAGAGACAGACTACAGGACAGGCGTCTAAGGGCGTAATGTTTGATGTTGGTGGGCGTCAACTTGGTTTAGGAATAAAGCCAGAATCAGATCAGAATATTGCAGATGTAAAAACACTTGTTGAATTCACCAAAACTCTTGACGGAGGAACAGACATTCTTACAGAAGTTTTTGCAAGATTTGCAGGAGAATCTAAAGTACCACTTAAAGAGTTTGTAAGAGAGTTAAGAATCGTAACAGAAGGTTTGACTGGAGTAGCAATTTCTTCAGGTAAGATCAACGAAGTCCTTGGTCGTGGGACAAACAATAAACTTGTTGGTCACTCAGCAAGTGAGGCTGGCGTCAGCACATCAGTCAAAGAAGAAATGGAAGCGGCAGGAAGAACTGCAGAATTAGAAAGAGAACAACGGATTTCTGAACGTGCAGCAGCCAAGTTAAAAGCAAATCATCCAGAGATGGGCGATGTTCAAAGAGGTAAAGACGGAAAAGTTCAAATGTCTAGAGCCCACATCGCAGAGCAAGGCTCAACAGTAAAAAGTATTCCAGAGGGATGGGTTGCACCTCTTTATAATGCACAGTCACAATTCCTAAATCAACTTGGAAGTACAATTAAGGGTGAAGAGGGCAAAGCAACACCAATGAAGGATAAGTACTTATCTGTTTTAAGTACACTACCAAAAGACGTAGCATCTGGCGAAGATATTGCCAGCATAACATCAAAGATTGAATCAAATGGTGCTTTAACTGAAAGAGAACTTCAAATACAGAGTGAAGTTTTACAGAGAATGGTTTCAGACAAAAAATGGATGAGTTCTGGCGAAGCATCTAGTGGTTTTGAAAAGCAGGCACTTGTTGCTATATATGATGCTGAAGAAAGATTGAACGATCCTATAACTCCTGAAATTTTAGCAAAACAAGATGGAAGGTCTGTTGCAGAAAGACAAGCCGAAGCCCAGCCTGCTATTAATAAAAGACTTGGAAAAAGAAATGAAGCAGGAGTAGACTCAGGCGAAGGATTTGTTCCTCTATCAGATGCTGAAAAAGCAAAAAGGCTAGAGTCTATTTCTTCTCCAGCAATAGAGGTAACAGAAGAAGATAAGGCAAAAGCAGCAGCAGAAGGAGCAAAGGTTGGTCAGGCAGCAATTGACGGAGCCGAAGGTCCAGATGGAGTAGACAAGGGGTCTCCTTCTAGAAAAGGTAGACTAATTGGTAAAAGCGTTGCAGACGGAATCGTTGATGGAATGCAAGAAGGTAAGGCAGAAGTCACATCACAGGCTTCTCAACTTGGTGACGCTGCAGTTCCATCAGCAGCAGCAACACAGGCAAAAGTTTCAAAAATGGATCTTGGAAACAAGGCTTTCTACGATGATATTGATACACCAGAAATGCGTGATGAAAGACAAGTTCTTAAGTCTTTAGATAGACAAAGAAGAAAGCGTGGTGCTAAGGGTTCTGTAGAACTTCCAGCAGAGAAATCATCAGCGAAGTCTAAAGTCCGTTTAGCAAAGAAAACACAGGTACAAACTCAAGAGATTGCTAAAGAGACAGGAAATATAGCAAACTCAACTGTTCTTGTTGCAGAAGAAACAGACGAACTTGCCAATGTGACTAAGGCTGCAGTAGATGCTCAGACAACAAATACATCTAGCCTTATCACCACTAGCCAACTAACCGATGCAGCAAATAATAATCTTGGAGAGATGATTCCAGCAATGGACAAAGCAGGAGTTGCTCAACAAGATCTCGCAGAATCTTCAGCAAATATTGCAAAGACAAATGATCAGATAGAAGCAGAAAAAAGAGAACAGTTAGAAAGACTCAAAGCCTATAATGCTCAAGAGGCTGCAAGACAGGCAGCAGAAAGTGGAATTGTCCCAGTAGGAAGTCAGACAGAAAATGTTTTGGGTAAAAACAGAATGGGATCAGTTGAGGCTTATGAAGAAGCATCTACCTATACAAGAGACAAGAATGGCCAAATAATATTTGACCCAGAACTTGATGCAGATGGCAAGCAGCAACCAACAACTCTTACAGAAAAGCAGGTAAAGCAAAAGAAGCGTGGCATGCGTAGAGAAAAGGTTGGTAGAGTTTCTGGAAAAGTTTCAGGAGGTCTTGGCACCGCAGCCATGGTTGCTGGTATGGCAGGAGCCCCACCACAAGTTACAGCAGCACTTGGTGGCGCAGCAACTCTTGCACAGTTTGCTCCAATGATTGCGGGATTGACAGGACCGCAGGGTATTGTAGTAGCACTAGCAGCCGTTGCAGCAGGAGCATACTTATTTAACAAACATCTAAATGCTATGGCTGGTAAAGCAGCACAGTTTGCAAAAGATTTATCAGCAACAAGAGATGGACTAAAAGCAATAGGTGAAGTGACTGGCAAGGTCGGATCATCTGAAATAATGGATAAGCGTAGACAGAGCAGCCAGTACACCAAGTATACAGATGAAGTTAAGATCGATGACACATTTGGAAAGCAATTCCTAGGTTCAGAACCTGGCAAAAAAGAAAAGAAACTATTCCAGCAAAACGTTAAAGAATTTGGAAAAGACAAAGCGGTTTCAGACCTAGGCCTAAAACTTGCAACTGCTGTTGCAGACGGAGTATTAGATAGCGATCAAGCAAACAGCATTGCAGCAAACCTTGCTATAGAGTTAAAAGACCAATCACTTGAAATGCAGGTCGTTGGTCAGATAAGATCTCTAATTGGACCAGATGGTGAAGACCTCAAGAAGGACCCAATGAAGGCTCGTATTGCAATAATGGCAAAGGCACAAGGAAGAACTGAAAAATTAGAAACTGAAATTGCAGGAAAGTCTGGGTTTGGAGAAAGTTCAAGAAAAGAAGTTGCAGCACTTGCAGCATTAAATATGAACAACCTAGAGTTGAGCAGCATGATGGCAGACCAAGTTCAGGTAGAGTATGAAACTGCAAAGAAAAAATTAGAAACAGAATTAGCATCAACAACAAATGCACAAAAGAAACTAGAAATTGAAGGAAAACTTTCTACACTAAATGCTGAAAACCTAAAGAACTCACAGTTTATGAATGATCAGATCTTTGCTCAGATCACTAGAAACCAAATGAGTTTTGATAAGGTATATAGCAGTTCTGTTTGGGGCAAGCAAGCAATGCGTGAAGACGCATACTTCGATGCATCTAGAGCACAGGTTGAATCAACATATAAGGGTACAGACCAAGAAGATGCTTCTAAGAAGTTCTTAAATAAAACTAAGGCCCTTGTAGATGATACAACTATGGGTAAGTACAACTCCAACACTGGACAGTATGTAAAAACTGGTCTTGATGGTCAGCAGGGAGCACAAAGATTCCAGGCAAAGATGGAAATGCTTGTTGGAAGTAAGATCTTAACTCCAGGGCAAGCAACAAGTTACATGGACCTGTTTACTGGTAAGTTAAACGAGATGGACTTCTTATTGAACGCAGGAATTAAAACAAAGGGTGCTGCCAAGACTAAAGAACTGTTTGATACATTTGCAGGATTTACTGGCAAGGGAAGAAAAGTAGCACAATCAATTATTACAGACATGATTGTAAAGAAAAAGGATCCAGCAGAGTATGACGCAATCATGGAAACACTCAAGCAGATGCAGTCTATGGATGGAAACACTATTGATTTTGAAATCTTAGTAAAGACTGTAGGTCTTGAGGGAATTGAGTTAATCAAGAAACAGCAAGCAGCAATTCAAAAAATAAGAGAGCAGGCTGAAAAAGACAAGAAAACAAGTTTGGTCGGTGCTGACGATAAGATTGATCCAGAGATTGCAGCCATTGATGCAAACATGGCTGCTGCAGCAACAGCGCTAGAAGGAAATCAAGAAAGATTTGCAGAATTTAAAAAACTAAGTGTAGCAGAGCAGGCACAATACTTGCAAGCGCTTGCATCACAGATTGCCTATGAAAGCAGTGTGACAGATGCACAAAGAGACGAAGATGTACGTGTAGTTGCTATACAGCAAGCAACAGCAGAAGCACTTGCAAAGGGATTCTCTACTACAAGCCAATTCTATAAAGACCTTCTTAATGAAAGAATCAATCAACTCAAACTTCTTTCTGGTACAGAATTAGCAGTAGTAAAACTAAACCCAGCGTACTCTGCTGGGCTCTCATCAAAGCCAGGAGGAGATTTACCATCAGATGGTGGTGGAGCAAAGTCTGACCCTCTTGACTTCCTTGACTCTCTTGCAATGAGAATTAAGAATGTTCGTGACGGAGCCTTTGATGCAACAAAGCCTTTGGAGTCTATGCTTGCTGCATTCAGTAATCCAAAACTAAAGAAAGACATGGCCAGCGCATTCAAGGTATTTGATGGGCTGCAACAGAGAATGATTGGTATGGGTGTTCCAAAAGAATTTAGAGATATGATTGCTTCCATGTCTTCTGAAGACTTTAAAAAACTAGCAAACCTAAAGGGTAAGAAGGCTATCTTTGAATTTGAAAAGGGCAAGCCAAGAACAAAGTCAAACATCAAGGGACTTACTGACACTGGTAAGAAGATGATGAGAACATACAACGAGGCCATAGTTGGAGAAGCCAATGTTGTTAATAGAGAAGCAGTAGAGCAAGTTGCAAATCAAGAAAAAGCATTTAGAATATTAGTTTCCGAAGGAGCAAATGCAACAGAGGCACTAGAGCATGTTCAGGATGCAGCCACCGCAGCAGCGATTGCATCTGGTGCTCTTGGCAAAAAGGGAAGCAAGGAAAGAAAGCAGTACATAGAAGATCTTAAAAAGGCTACCAGCGAAACAGAAAGATTTGCGCTTAGCCAAAAAATGATTCAGGCTAATGAGGAGTTTAAACTTATTGAGCAAATGCCAAAACTTTCAACAGCAATGAAGCAGGCAGGATTCTCTGCAGACCAAATGTCTGAAGTAATGAATGATCCAGCACTTGCAAAGCATCTAATTGAAGACCTCAAGGATGGAAAGGTTGATGCTAAAGAAATAGCAGACTATCTAAACTCTATTGAGGCTAGAAAGATGATTGACATTAAGGTAAATTACAATGCTGGAAAGTTCTCTGAGTCTGCCCAGCCTGGAATGGATCTTGTAGATGAGATGTTCTCTGTTCAGGAAGAGATGCTAAGAACTGGTGCAGATCCAAGAACATCTGGCATGGTTGAACAAATGAATGCAAATAATGCTGAAATTCAGGATGCAGAAATAAAGGCTAAGGGCTTTAGAAGACAGATTGAACTTGTTAATCGTGAGATTAGAGATATTGAGCAGGGCATTGAAAAGAACTACACAAGACCTATAGAAGGATTACAAGAAGAGATAAGCGACTTAGAGCGAGAACTAGAGATGAACCCACTCTTTGGTGATCGTGCTATGGAAGACATTAATAAAGCAAATGCTAAGATGTCAAATGACTCTGCGATAATGGCAAATCAAGCAGAAAAGATTAACGAGGAATATGACAAGCAGGCAGAGGCACTTGCCAAGGTTGCAGAAATAAATGAAGATATTCTCAATCAGCAAAGAAGTCAACTTGATATTGCAGGTGCATTAACTAGCGGAGACATTTCAGCAGCAGCCAAGGCAGCACAAGATGCTCGTGCACAGTCAGCACAAAGATTTAGCGGTTCTTTATCGCAGGCTTTGGAACAATCAAGAGCAAATGAAATTGCAGGCCTTAGAGGTGCAGAGACTGGACTAACTCAGAAAGAAATTGATCAGAAGCAGTTTGAAAATGCTCAAAAACTTTACCAGATGGAAAATAATCCAGCACGAGTTGCTATTCTTGAAAGCATTAGAAAGAAGCAAGATGAGATTTATAGACTAGAAGAGTTGCGTGAAGCAGAACTTCTTAAGATTCAGAAAAAAGAAGATGCTATTTTGGAGATTCAGAAAAAGCAACTTGAGCCACTAGAGGATAAGATTGCAGATCTTACATTTGCCAATGAATTAATTCAAGCACAAATAGATAAACTTGTTTCAGAGATAGAGGTTTTGGATAGAACTAAGTTAGAGTGGGATAAGATAAAGGCAAAGATTGCAGCAAATTCTCTTGAGGGTAAAAACTTTGATGGAGTTCTTGGAGCACTGCTTGCATCAACTACTGCTATAGATGAGAAGTGGCAATCCATTCTTGACAAGTTAGCAGAATACAATGGTACCCCACAAGGTGTAGTCGATTCCCAAGCAGATGTTGATGGATCTGCAGCAAATGCAGAGTTTGACTCTTCTGTAGAAGCATTGTCTGCAGCAGAAGAAGCAATGTGGGCAGCCGAAGATGCACTTAATGCAGCATACGATACTGGACAATGGGCAAAGTTTGCAGAACTTCAAAGAGCCCTTGAAGCAGCAAAGGCAAAAGTTGAAGAAGCAACTACAGCCTATGATGCTGCTGCTGCAAATACTACTGGAGGCTCTGGTGCTCCAGGCGGAGGCGGAGGCGGAGGCTCTACATCTATGATGATGATGGCTAAGGGCGGAATGGTAAAACCTAAGTACTTTGGATTTGGTGGCTTTGCTCGTGGTACAGATACGGTTCCAGCAATGCTAACACCAGGAGAATTCATAATGAGCAAGTATGCCGTAGATACACACGGTGTAAATACAATGAAATCATTAAATAGTGGACAACCAGTTGGTGGAGCAGTGTATAATAATACATATACATTAACAGTAAATGCTAAAACTGATGCAAATCCAAACGATATTGCACAGGCAGTAATGTCAACAATTAAACAGGTTGATGATAGAAGAATTAGAGGGGTGTCATTCAATGGCAGATGAAGTAGTAGATCCTAGAGTAACCTATATGATGGGTCGTAAAAAATATAGAAGACCAAGCGGTATGCTGTGGTCAGAAAACACTGGCACCCTACAAAATGGTATTTATGTTCCTAACGGATATGAAGTCGGAGCAGATCCAGAAGGAGTTGAAGACCCATCTTTAATAGATCAGTTTTTATTAATTACTGATGACAATAGACAGCCATTACAGTTTAAAAATGAAAGAATTGAAAAAAGAGAGAGAATGATTAATGGTCGAATGAGATCATATCATATTGCTGACAAACTTACTTTAAGTACCAGTTGGGCTCTAATTCCATCTAGGTCTCACGATGATGTACCAACATTTAATACAGTAAGTGGACTATCTCCAAACAAGTCATACACAACAGATGGTGGCGCAGGTGGGGCTGACATGCTAGAATGGTATGACTCACACAAGGGATCTTTCTGGGTGTTTCTTGCTTATGACAGAAAAGGTATATTCAAAGGAACTCCAGACCCTTACGATCACCTTCAGCAATATAATCAACTGATTGAAATGTTTATTAGTGACTTTTCTTACTCTGTTGAAAAACGAGGAAACAAATTCGATTACTGGAATGTATCAGTAACCTTGGAAGAAGTATAATGTTTGAAGACAAAGACCTACAATCATTTTTAGAGACTGCTGATACTGTCAGAACAAAGTCAGCAGTTATTGCAGAACTAAATATGAATAGAACAAACAATATTAGACATATCGGAAACTATAGGTATAGACCAGCCCAGCCATCTTCGATATATTCTTCTTTGCCAACAAGTTTTGACATTAATGATGCTGGAAATTTCTATACAGGTGCAACAGATGCAGACGTTCTGATTGACGGCACATTTGAAAATGATAATACCCCAACTACATTTTTAACTAAAAAAGAAAAGACTCAGGTCCTTTATTCTTTGGAAAGTTGTTTTGAAAAATTTAGACCAAGGTCTGGAATAAATAAGGCAGTTTATTTTGAAAATGGAAAACTTCACTATCCTAATATGTTTATGGCAGATAGACCTAGATATTACATGCCAGACAAAAAAGATAAGTTTAAATATTGGAGTTCATACAGAACTGAGTCTGGAAAAGAATATGGAATTTCTTCAAAAGTAGTGGGCCTTAACAATGCTATTGAAGATGCTTGCCCTTTCGTAGTGTATAAAGAACAGGTGCCAACAAATAGGGTTGTAGTCAAGATGCAAACACATACTGGAACTGAAGACCTAGGGCCATTCTCTTCCTCAACAGGTTCATTTACTGATCCATTTTATGGAGAGGTAAATCAAAAAGTTCCAAGCAGATGGAAGATTCAATTCTTAAAAGATAATAACTGGCAGGATGTTATTTCTTTTGACCCATCAAAAAGAAGAAAAGATGGTTCTGCAATTATCAAAAGTGACGGGTATGTTGAAATTGCCTACGGATTTATTATTCCAGATGAATGGATAAGCACATTTGTATTTGCAGAAGTGTATTCAAGCGAGACGCTGCTTCCTGAGCAGTCTGTAGTCGGATACGCATACCTTATCAAAGAAAATCAAAATGATATAGGAAAGTACTACATATGGAACGGAACTGACTATACAATAATAACCCCAAGGTATGGATGGTATGTCCAAGACGAGACTGTTGACAGACTTACCAACTTCCTTACAGATGCAACATCTCCAGATCAGTTCTTAAACTCCTTAAGCAATAAGGTCCAGTATAGAGAGTTTGAGTATATTTCTGGAATTAGAATTGTTGTAGACTCAATGACATCAAAAGATTCAACGTTTGATCTTATTGAGATATCACCAAGACTTGTTATGAATCTTTCTGACAAAGTAATAAACTATTCAATTAATAAGAGTGCTTCTGACTTAGGCCTAAGTGGTTTGCCAGTTGGCCAACTAGTTGCATCCAACGGAAGCGTAAATATTTTTGATCATGACCAAGCGTTTAATGATAATAACCCGTCAAGCATTATAGCAAAGTATGTTGACAGCCACGTACAGTTTAAGTTTTATGAAATTATTATAAATGTTAAGGGCTGGGATTACTGGGTTCCAATGAAAACATTATACTCAGATTCATTTCCAAAGGCAGATCTAGAAAATAAAAGAATCTCCATCTCACTAAGAGATCTGTATTGGTATTTAGAATCAATCACAGCACCAGAAATATTAATGACAGAAGTATCTGTTAGTTCTGCTGTGTCTCTTTTGTTAGACAGCATTGGCTTTTCTAATTACACATTTAGAAGAGTGTTGAATGAAAAAGAAATGATTATGCCATTCTTTTTTGTTGCTCCAGATAAAAGCGTTGCACAAGTGCTGCAAGACTTAGCAGTTTCAACACAGACAGCAATGTTCTTTGATGAATACAATAACTTTGTTATGATGAGCAAAGACTATATAATGCCAACCAAAGAACAAAGAGCAACTACTTTTGCACTCAAAGGAACAAATGATCTATACGAAGATAACGAGATCAAGAACAAAACATTGAGCAATGCTAAACTAGCAAATGTTATTTCAGTATCAAACGAGCCAAATGCCGTATATAACGGAGGATCGATAAACTACACTGTAAGACATATACAAAGATCAATCGGTACTCTAAGACAAGCAGGATTGCTAGAAGACGAAAGAATGTATGTGTATAAGCCAGCACTGCTCTGGGAAGTTTCTGGCACTGAAAATACAAAGTCAATCAATAACGAGGTTGGCACACAATCCTCTTATGTTCTTGCTGCTATTCCTTTAAATTCTAATCTATCAGAAAAGGTTCCAGAAGTAAAAAACGGTATCGTAATCAACAACACCTTTAGCCTAGGAGAAGCAGTATACTGGATCACAAGGTACAACGGATACTTCTACTCCAGTGGAGAGATAATAAAGTATGATGCAGTTCAATATAATGTAACTGGGTTTGGTAATGTTTGGATATCATCTGTTGAAGAGTATCAGAATTACTTCTCTAAATTGCCATTTAATGGAAAGATCTATCCTACTGGTCTTGTAAGAATTTATTCTGTTCCTAATTATTTTGAGCAAGAAGGAGTCCTAAAACTTAAGAATGGACCAGTCGCAAAGCATGGTCGTGGTCAGTTTGGAACTGAAGTTGTCGCACATACTGCTGGAATATCTGATTACTGGAAGTCAGATGACAACGTAAAGGGATGCTCTATGGCCTCAGAATATTTGTTTGAAACTAAAACCGATTTCCCAGCAACAACTGTCGCCTCTGCAGGAAAAACCTTAAGCACTGGTATATCTTCAGATGCCTTAGCAAGAACTTCAACAAGAACAGGTCTTATTAAAAACTTTTTATCAACTTCTCTAACAGGAGAGATAACGACAAAAACACAGCAAGTTCCTGGTTCTGTTCAGTCCTCAGCATTTTGTTTGACTGGTCCCAACTTTACAACAAAGGATAAGCCAAGAGACTTTATATCATATGTTCACAAGCCTTTAACAGGAAAAAAGTATAAGCACTTTGGCACAAGAGTAAGGCTGGTTGGTAAGATAGAAAACAATCAGGACAGAGGGCAAACTGCTAACGGCGCAGCAGCGTACTATGTTGTAAACGGATCTACACCAGACAAGAATGTTACAATCTCTGGAGGTTCTGCTGGAATAGCAATAATGCTAAATCCAACTACTAATGTTGGATATTATTTTGAAATCGCAGCACTTGGTTTAAACAAGTTGTCAGAAAGAGAAAAGCAGAATGTACAGAATGTGCTGTTCTATAAGATTAAGTCTAATGCTGGAAAGGCAATACCCGTTTCACTATACAAGGGTTTGGCTAAGATTATTGTAGATGACGGAAAGTTTACTGGTCAGTCAAGACTGTTTGCTGAAGAAAATCCGACGGTATATGACTTAGCAGTAGAGTATGAGAACATAGGAAAGATAAGAAGATTCTACCTATACATAAATGGAACCATGGTAAAGACAGTAGACGATCCAGATCCGCTACCAGAGTATTCCGAGATTGCGCTATTTACTAGAGGCTCCTCAAGAGCAATGTTTGAGAATGTCTATGCATTGTGCAACAACTACTCTCAGAACACATCCTTCTCATTGGGAACTATTGCCAATTCCGTATTTGCAGATTCAGATATTGATGCAAGCAACTCTTTTAGAAAGTATGCTCTTAGTGGTCTTATACAAAATACCTACCTTACTGGAATTGGTTCATCAGAACCACCAAAGTATAATATTTATTTTGAAGAATTTGGAAGCATAATGAGAGAGGTAGCAGAATTTAGTTTTAGATATGACAAGGCATTTCCAGCACTTACTGCAAAAATCTCTCCAACCTTTAATAAGATAAAAGGTTTTGTCGTTTCTGGGTTTAGAGCAGGCTCGTATGGCGCAGAGTTTTTGATATTTAATGCAACAGATACTGCTCTTAACTTAGATGAGACTAGCGCAAACTATTTAAGAGTTCAGGGAATTACTTTTACTCAGCAGTCCAATAACACCTTAACTGTTGACCAATATTTTACAAAGAACAGTCTTATGTCAGACCCAAAGTTTGTTGCAGATAAGTTAATCTCAAATCCTTTTAAGTTCAAGTTAGACTATGAGGACATTAGGTTTAGCAGAATGCAACACGGTAAAAAAGATTTTTCTTTAGATGCTGCTTACATTCAGTCACAAGATGAGGCATCAGAACTAATGAAATGGATTGTTACAAAAATATCAAAGCCAAGAAAGTCTCTAGGTGTTAAGATATTCTCTATACCAACAATTCAACTTGGAGATATTGTGAGTTTAGACTACAAAGAAAATGGAATAGATATTGCAGCAAACTCTGCTAATAGATTTGTTGTGTACAATATTGATTTTGCAAGAACTCCAAATGGACCAGAGATGCAATTATTCTTAAGCGAGGTGATCTAATGGCAGATACAGGTGCTTCGGCAACAGCAGGAATTCCAAAGCCAGTAAATACAAATACGTCTGATTCTATAAAAATTGCAACACCAGACCTGCTTATATTTGGAGAGCAGGCTGTTGCTATTGAAATAATGACAGACCTTATCTTTGAAGATATAGGTGGTTTTGAACTTGCAACAATATCTAGGCATGATTTAGTAAATGGTCAAACAGTAATCTACGCACCAATTAAAAATTTGACAGACCTTTATCTACAGTACAATCCAAACAATGTCTTACGACTTCAGTCTGCAGATTCATTCTTTAGTTCCTTGGCTATATCGCTTGCTAACTATCTTCCAAGATATGGAAATGGATACGATCTAGTTGGAACAGACCCAGACTTGACAAAAAGAGTAAAGGTCTATAACGGAAAGCCAATATATATAGACCCAATAACTGGAGATCTTGTAATTAATCTAATAAACATAAAGGAAAATGAACAGGTAGAGGTTGAAATATTAACTGCTGGGGGTACTTTTGATGATACAATATACTAAGGGAGCAACTAATGATAACTAATGTAGGTAAAAATATTTTGGCAAAGTACCTTGTTGGACAAACCACGTCTTATGCATCTCACATTGCTATAGGGTGTGGAGCAAAGCCAGTTGCTTCTGATCATAATTTTAGCCCATCCGAACTAAATGCTATTAGAGATAAAGATTCTTTAGACTTTGAAATGATTCGTATGCCAATAGTTTCAAGAGGATTTATTAATGAGGATGGATTATCTAAGGTTGTATTTACTGCAGAACTTCCAAGCCAAGAAAGATACGAAATTACAGAAGTAGGCATATTTTCTGCAGCATCAAATCCAGTAGCAGGAGCATTTGATAGCAGGGTTATCTATTCTTTTTCAGATACAGACAACTGGAGATACAGTGTTGATGGAGACTCACCCGTTAATATTTTTTCAGAGTACAGACCACTAGATGGAGAAAACAATAACGGAAACATAATTCAAACACCAAAGGTTTTTTCAACAAATGCAGACAATAGAATTTTTACAGATGAAGATAGAGTCAATAGAAATGAAAGATGTAGATTTTTAAATAATATTATTGCAATGAGAGGCGACACATCAACCCTATCCTATAATCAGCAAGGCAGCATGGTTCCACTGACTGGCTCAGACTATATCATCTTAGATCCAACCTCTGTAGACTTTACTAAAAATAGCCCACTGGACGAACTTAGGCTTGCATTTTCTATTGTAAATAGAGTTGCAAACTCTTTAACTGTTCCAGACAATGTTAAAATATTGTTAGAGTTTTCTCACACCCTAGCAGGACAGGGCGTTCAGTATGCAAAGTTTGTGGTAGACATTGATGATATTGGGCATGAAGATGGAACATCAGAAGATACACATGATTTTACAAACAACAGATATGTTGTAGTGAATAAAACTTTTCAAGAACTGGATAAAAGTTTGAGGTTTAGGTGGGCTGATGTTTCTGTAGCAAAGATTTATGTTTCTGTTACTAAAGACAATTTAGCAACAGACTCTTTTTATGTTTGTTTGGATGCCTTGAGACTTGAAAATAATACAGCAACAAACTCTTTATACGGACTAACAGGATATTCTGTAATTAAAAATGTACAGTCTAGACCAATAGTTAAGTCAGAAAATACTACAAACTATATAGAGTTTAGATTTGCATTGGATGTTTAATTATGGCAATCACACCAGATCCTGGAATTAAAAATGTTATTATCAAGAAAGGCTTACTAGGGAAAGTAACAGAAAACAATAAGACTGTTTTAAGATTTAGAATAGTTTCAGAAGACAAAAATAGAAAGTCTGCCTACTCTCCAATATTCTTTGCTGAGTCAGAAGATGTAACTCTTGGCACTGGAGATCTAAGGCAACTTGGAAACACAATGTTTCTTAGTTGGGATCCTGGGAATCTTTCTACACAAATACTATATGATATTTTTGTAGGCTTTGATTCTTCTACTCCAACCTACAGAGCAACAACTGGGTCTACTAATTATTCATTTTTAAAAACTGGAACAACATCTGTCCAGGCTATTGTTCAAGTATCTTCAATAAATCCAAAACTAAACGACACATTAAAGATTTACGATTCTGGAACTGAGAGTCTGGTATAATTATATTATGGCAATTTTACCAGTACCAGAACGAGGACAGCCCTTAGACGTAACTTACATCTATCAGATTGTTAAGGCTGTTAATGATCTATCGACTCAGGCTTCTACGTCTATAAACAAATATGTTACCGTGGATACTCCAAATGCAGGAAAACAAAGTGTGAAAACCTCAGAGGCAAGAGTTATTGGTGGGTATGTTCAAGTTACAAATGGTGTAAGCCAAACTGCTGGATCATCTCTTGCATTTTCTTATTCTTTTCCAACTGAGTTTAAGTTTTCTCCAATAGTCACAGCAACTCCTGTAAGCGTTGGAAATGCGTCTGATGCTGGAAAAGATGTTGTTGTTACCCTTTCTAGCGTAACGACTTCAAGCGTAGAAGGATCAGTTAAATTTAATATCGGCGGAATAACAAGTGTTGGTATTAACCTTATTGCAATAGGTATCCCTAACTGATGATTTTTTGTAAAAGATGCAAAGGCAGAATGTTTATAGACAGACAGTATACAGAGATAAATAATCTAGAAATGTACTGCATGTCTTGCGGAGCAAGATCTTATTTCCATCCACCAAGTAATTCTCAGGAGGGCAAGTGGCTATTAAAAAGGGAACAATTGAGAGCGAAGGCTACAATGTCCTCCCTGTAATACCAGGGAATAAAAAGGTTTGGTTTTTAAATGGAGACTTGGTAAGAATCCACCATCTAAATAAATCTAATGGAATTATGTCTGTTTACAATATAACAAAAGACCAGATTGAAAGTTGTTTAATTAGTGATTTTAAAAATAAAAGAGAACGAGCATATACTGTAGGTCAGACTGCTGATTTAGTTAATCGTCATAAAAAGTACATGCCATCATTAATGAAACGAGGAGTCATTCCATTTCCAACGGGATCACAAAAAGGTGGAGCAAGAGGATTCCAGGTAAGATCATATTACTCAGAATCACAAGTAAGAGAGATTCGTGATATACTTGCTTCATACCATATTGGTAGACCAAGAAAAGATAAGTTAATCACAAACGATATTACGCCTAGTAAGCAAGAGTTGACACGCAGAATGGGCGATGGTATACTTACTTATAGAAGAACTGAAGATGGACGATTTGTTCCAATTTGGAATGAATCTATTTAACGAAGGGTATAAAATGCAAAACGATTCAAGTTACGTAGTAACAAATGAACCAACAAAGGTATCTGTAACACTTGGATACACACTGAACCTAGGAAACTTTCAATCACTAAGACTTGACCTTGGTATTGTAGATTCAAAGCGTGATGGAGAAAATACAGATCAGGCTTTTGAGCGTGTCTACAAGTTTGTTGAAGACAAGTTAACTGCTAAGATTTTGGAAGCACAAAGCGAGGCTGAAGAAAAGTAATGGCCGAACGCAAAGACCGTATGGCTTTGCTTTCAAGATACAGCAAGTATCATACCGCAAGGTACGAATCAAAGCCATCCCTTAACTTAAATGTAGAGCAGTGGGCTTCAGATGCCCTTGTAGAGTCATACACATTGCCAGGATGCTACGATATACTTGAGTATTACTTTTCAGTTGCAGAGAACCCTTCTTGGAACTACTTTGCATATAACGCAGAAAAAATATTACAGGCACAAAAAGATAAACTTAAAGACAACCAAGAGAGAGCAGAGCGTAGAAGAATGGCAAAGGAGTGGCTAAGTGAATAATACAGAGTCCAAACTAATTACTGCAGTTCTTCAAGATAAGCAGATTCACGTTCTGCTACAGGCAAACGTAGACAGCCTTTTAAGAACGCATGGAGACATTTGGAATTTTGTTAGACTTTATTTTGAAAACAATTCATCCCTACCACCTGTAGACTTAGTAAGAGAAAAGTTTCGTGACTTTGATCCAGTGCCAGGTGTTGGTGCTACAAAGCATCATCTTGAAGAGTTGCAGGGAGAATACCTAAGAGATAGCCTAAAAGATATTTTAAGATCTGCTGCAACAGATGTTCAGCAAGGTGAAGGCAACAAGGCTTTGGAAAGCCTTATTACAAAAACATCAGAACTAAAAAAGAACACTGCTGCTATTCGTGACATTGATGTAACGGATCTGGAGTCTGCGATTGCTTACTTTGAAAATGTAAAGAAGCAACAAGCCCTAGGTCACATCGGTATCAAGACTGGTTTGCCAGGATTTGATAACTATTTGCCATCTGGAATTATGCCAGGGCAGTTAGGGGTCTTCTTGGCATACCCAGGTATCGGAAAGTCATGGTTGGCTCTCTACTTCGCTGTACAGGCCTGGAAACAGGGTAAGACACCCCTTGTAATCTCTCTTGAGATGTCTGAGACAGAAGTTCGTAATCGTGTGTTTACAATTATGGGCGAAGGTCGTTGGTCACATCGTAAGATTAGCAATGGTGAGATTGAGATTGATATGCTCAAAGAATGGCATGCCAAAAATCTTCAGGGCAAGCCAGAGTTTCATATTATCTCAAATGACCAAGGTGGAGAAATCAATCCATCAGTTCTTCGTGGAAAGATTGATCAGTACAAGCCAGACTTCGTAATCGTTGACTACCTACAGTTGATGGCTCCTAATCAGAAGTCAGATAATGAAACGGTACGAATGAAGAACCTTTCACGAGAACTTAAACTAATGGCTATTGGTGAAGAGGTTCCTATCATTGCTATCTCATCTGCAACACCAGATGACGTTAATGACCTTTCTACGGTACCTACCCTTGGTCAGACAGCATGGTCTAGACAGATTGCCTATGATGCTGACTGGGTGCTTGCTCTGGGCCGTGGAACAAATAGCGATATTATTGAGTGTGCCTTTAGAAAGAATCGTAATGGATTTATGGGTGACTTCCTGGTCCAGTGCGACTTTGACAAGGGATACTATAGATATAAAGACTTTGAAGATAAGTAGGTATAATATGGTATGTCTAAAAATAAGGAGAATATTCCTCCAGATTTCTATCACCATAAGCCACTTAAAAAGTTTTATATCAGTGGCGTGATACAAGACGACGCCCTGCTTGGAAGATTAAAGATAGAGTATATAAGATTATTAGTTTCAGAGATGAGGTTGAGTGGGTATGTTCCAAGAATTGACTTTGACCCAGACTTCACCTTACGCTATAATAGTAGTAAAGACTTTTTTGAATTTGAATTATCAATACACGGAGTTTACGCAGGGAAAAGGAAGAGCGAATGGATAGCAGGAATAGACGGAACCAATCCAGTCCCTATACAGCCGAACAAGTCAAGCGAGTCATTACAGGATCAGGAACAACAATCGAGTCAGAACTAGATGCTGACTTTATAATCTTTTGTCCATTTCACAACAATCATAGAACCCCAGCAGGAGAAGTTCATAAAACTAACGGAATGTTCTTCTGCTTTTCTTGTCAGAAGTCTGCAGATTTAATAGAGTTGATAATGCACACATCTGGAAGAACATATTTTGAAGCAGCAAGGTTTATAAAGAGCAAAGAAAAAGAAAGTAACCTTGCAGTAGAAATTGATCGTGCTTTAATAAAAGAAGAACAGTATAAGCCTTTTGATGAACTAATTATTAAGCGTCTTCACAATAACCTTCTTTCTTCTGAAAGACCAAAAAACTATTTCCAATATCGCAAACTAAATCCTCAGTCTTGGTCAAAGTTTTCTTTAGGATATTCTGAAAAGCAAGATATGGTTACTGTCCCAGTTCATAGCCCAGACGGAGTACCTCTTGGCTTTGTTGGAAGATCTATTGAGGGAAAAGATTTTAAAAATACTCCAGGTCTTCCAAAAAGCAAAACACTTTTTAATTTGCATCGTGTAAAGAAATCTGATATAGTATATGTAGTAGAATCTTCGTTTGATGTAATCAGACTAGATCAGTTAGGCATACCTGCAGTGGCAACCCTAGGGGCTAATGTGTCAGGGAAACAAATAGAATTGCTTCAAAAGTATTTCAATAACATACTGGTTATTGCAGATAACGATGAGGCAGGAGGAAATATGAAAGACAGGATAATTGAAAAACTTGGCTCTCGTGTTTCTGTTATACAACTAAATACAAAATACAAAGACATAGGCGATATGCCAGATGAAGAAATTATGAGTTTAAGTTCTTCGTTTGACAAAACCATAGAGTCTATGCTAAACTAATATAAACAACACAAAGGAGAAAAATATGAGCATTGTAAAGGGAATCAAGAACATCAACGCCCTGCTCGACAGACCAAAGTACGAAAACGACGGGCCAAAAGTAAAGTGGCTTAAACTTGCAGATGGTCAATCTGTGAAGATCCGATTCATTGAAGAACTCGATGAGGACTCTGCAAACTATAACGAAAAGCGTGGACTAGCACTTGTTGTTAAGGAGCACGTAAATCCAAAGGACTACAAGCGTAAGGCTGTAGACACAATGGAATCAGAAGGCCGTGACTGGGCAGAAGAAATGCACCGCAAGGATCCAAAGGCAGGATGGCGTGGCCGTCTTCGCTTCTACTGCAACGTACTGGTTGACGATGGAATCGAAGCACCATATGTTGCAATCTGGTCAATGGGTATCAGCAAGCAGTCATCATTCAATACAATTCGTGAGTATGCACTAGAAACAGGAAGCATCTCAAACGTAATCTGGAAGTTAAAGCGTAATGGTCAGGGAACTGAAACCAATTACACACTTATTCCATCAGCACCAGATAAGGAACCATTTGATTGGAAAGATATCGAACCTTATCCTTTGGAGTCAGCACTAAAGAAGATTCCATACGCAGAACAAGAAGCGTTCTACTTGGGCTTTGATGGCCCATCTACTACCTCAGCAACAAACGCTGATTGGTAATATGAACTACGTCGGCTTACATGTCCATACCCATTTTAGTTTGTTTGATGGGATTGCTACTCCAGAAGAATACGTGAACCGTGCAGTTGAGTTAGGGATGCCAGCAATTGCCATCACTGACCACGGTACTTTATCTGGGCATAGGGAACTGCACCGTATTGCAAAA